ATCTGCCACATCATAATCTTCAATGTTTTTATCATACAATATGTTCAATAACTTTATTGTTCTTTTCTTTCTAAAATCTCTTTCATATGCCTTGTACCAGGATGCAGATTTTCCAGGATTACTACTTCTAATTGCTAACTGCTCTTCTTTATTTAATTTCTTGTTTCCTAAATAATTTTGCCAAGTTATTGGTGATACTTTTCCAATTGTTTTTATATTGGACAGGCCTGCCCCCCCTATAATGCCACCCTGAACCAATGCAAGATCTGCTGCAGTTTTTGGAGAATTCATGAAAACTGTATGTTCAATAACAACAGCATTTATATTTTGATAATGATCAAATAATGCCTTTGTCTTTTTTGTTGCATCTTGAACTTTTTCATATATACTATTTCCATCAAAATTTATTTTTCCATATTGAAATATTTTATCATTTGAGTATATGCAAAAAGCAAGATTGTTTGTGCTGGCATCAATAGAAAATATATTATAATTTTTATTGTTTGTCATTAATTATATCCTTTATATTCTTTAATGCTTTATTGACATCCTTTGGATTTATTTGACAAAAATTGCACAAAACCTCATCATTGTATATGGACAAAGGATTGTTACATGATTTACATTTTCTTTCTTTACCTTTACGTTTTTGCCTTCTTACAATACTATATCTTGCAGCAATTTTTTCTTTTGTTGCCTGATCTCTGCACTCAACAGAACAATATATCTGATAGGATATTGATGTTATAAAATCATTATTACACCAACTACAGTTCTTCATCTTTCAATAACTCCAGTGGTTTAATTTTTATGCTTCCTTCTTCCGCCTCAGAACATGCTTTTTGAATTGGACAAACCTTACATATCTTAGAATTTGATCTATATGTTTTTTGTGGAATAGTTTGTTTTTCCCACGCACTTCTAACCAACCTCATCCAATCAAATGCTTGATCTAACCACTTTAAATAATGATTGTTTATTTTTACAGGTAAAACTAACAACTCGTGATTATTTTTGTTTTCATAAATTATTACACCTTTATCTTTTTTCAAAATTTTCATGTACATAAGTAATTGCATTAGGTGTCCAGTTTTAGGTTTACGACTAACCTTTTTATATTCAAAGCCATCATTAGGCATTGTTTTTATTTCGCCAAGAATTGTTTCATTGTTATAATTTAACATAACATCGCCATACCCACTGATTGGTGGATCTTGATATTTAATTTTAAACTCTAATGCTGGATGTATTTGTTTTTTATATTTGCTAGGCTCTGAATCAAATTCCATTCCCTCTTGCAATATGCCAGAATTCAGTATTGCATCTTGAATTCTATCGTGACCAAGAGTTCCTTGAGTTCTATTTGCCACCCCATATGCATCTGAGTTATCATAAAATACTGCACCATCAAATGCTAGATACCAATATCTTGCACACTCTCCCGCCCCATAAACTATACTAGATGGGGCAAAGGTTGTCTTTTTTTGAAACTTTGGCTTAAGATTAGCAATATATCCAGATTGTATTTTTTCTGCCAACCCATCAGAAAAGGATAAGGACTCTGCTGATTGGTCAGCATTATTGTTTGAATCTTTTAACATTATACTTTTTAATAAATTTTTTGTCATATTAACTCGTCTCTATTACTATAAGTATAGCAGATTAGCGTGTAATATATTTCAATGCAGACACTAGATTGTTAAGTGATTCTGCTGCAGTGTAATAAAGGTTTTTTTTACCACGATCTGACTTGTCTACATTTGCCATCCAGGTTGCTTTAAAAGCCATCTTTGCTGCAATTGCTTGAAGTCTTACAATCTCTATGTGAACAACATTGATTGGAATATCTGGTTTAATAATAACCTTGGCAATAAATGTAAGAGCAGTAGTTAATTCTTCATCCTGCATATACTCTGCAATTTCAGACAAACCATTAACCATGCTTATAGTTGTTTCATTATTATCCATTTAATCTCCCAAACGTATTGTTTATTTTATTTTCTTTAAAATATTTATTTGTCATTTCATTAAGATATTTAACTCTTTCTTTTCGTGCTTCTTCATTTCTTGACTCTAGATTTAAATTGTAATAATCTTGTAAATTAGAAAAGTGACAAGTTAACATTTTTACTTTATCGTCAATATTAAACTTTTGTTTTTCTCTCCAATGCAAGATACCAGCCCCCCAAAAAACTAATAAATCCATGTACTCTAAAACAAACTTTTCTCCTTCTACAAATATTGGCCAATCTATTGTTTTGTCTAATTGATAATCAAAAGTTATTTTTGAATAATAGTTATCAGAGTCATAATGAAATGGAAGTTCTGATGTATCGTTTTTTCCAAAATCTGCACCAGAATATTCTAAATAACTGTTGTGAGTCATTACAACCTCTTCTCCACAAAGATTAGAAGCAATATTTTCAAGTTTCTTTTTAATATGATCTGGATAAACTAACTCTATATGCATCCTACCAAGATTATTTAAAATAATTTTTTGATAAAACTCATTGTCTCCATTGTAAGATTTAGCAGAATTAATTACATTTTGCATTTCTTCTACATCAGATTCTGATAAAACATTTTTAATTATTTGTGCTTTAAAATTATTTTTTGCAGCAAAAGGCTTTGCGTATTTGTTTATATAATTGCTTTCCATATTATTTTTCCTCTGTTTTAGCAAACTTAACTAATAAAACTTTTTCAAAATCTGAATCAGACATTTTAATTATTGGTCTGTGATGATTTTGATTTACGGCATCAAAAACAACTGCTGAATTGTTTTTTAAAACAAAACTTTCATTTTCTACAAATATTGGCCAAACAACATTTGTCTCTATGCAATAATCAATAATAACTGTATGAGACCCATGACCAGTATCTTTGTGAGGCATTAACTTAGGATTTCCATACTTGTTCCTGTATTCTAGGTATGCCGTACTACCAACATAATGATAGTCAGTCCAGTTGTTTTCGATTACAATTTTTTTAAATTGATCTAAGCATTCGTCTGATAGTGGTAAGTTTTGAATAAGAAGTCGACCTAAAGGTTTTATCCAAATTTTTAATGGATCTGTAATAGTTTTGTCATACCCTATGTCTGTAAAATTCAAAGATTTAGAATAGTAATCAACTGAATCTTTTATTTCTTGAATACTTTTTTGGGTTAAGACATTTTCTACATACACATTATTAAAATTAAACATTTATGCTCCTCTTATTATACATAATTATACACTATCTTCAACAATTTGTTCTAAAATACTCATCTCAATTATAGCAAGTCTGACTTTAGAATTACCCTCGCCCATTACTACAACAATTGCTGGATCTTTGCCATTTTTTATAGCATCGGTTGTTGCCTTAGCCCATACTTCTTTGTTTAAAGTAAAAGACTTTCCAACCTCTTTAAAGTCTACAGTAAAATTTTCCCAAGATGCATCACCTTTATGTGTTCCACGTCCTGAGTTTTTATGCTGTTTAGCACCCATTCTTTTGCTTTCACTCTTCTCTGTCATTTTTTTTCTTTGTCTTATATCCTATTTTAAAAAGTTGTATTTTAGATAAATGTTTATTAGAGCACATCCAAGAGGCTATTCCTGTTTCCATGTAGACTCTAACAGTTTTAACTTCTTCGTTACAGTTTTTGCATGGAAACTTTCCTGGATATACACTAAACTTATTAGACACAACTTAATCTATCTTTTAATTTATTTTGTAATTCTATGTCTTCTTTTATTTTATTTATAATTCCATCTCTTCCTTGTACCTTTGTACCGTCATCTAATTGATACCATGCACCAGTTCTATTAAGAAGACCACTTGCTTCTGCGGTATCAACTAGATCGCCTATTACATCAACACCAAGATCATCACCCCTAAAATAAAAATCATACTCACCAGATTGGAAGCCTGGAGAAGTTTTTGAAAACTGTAATTCCCATCTAACTTTTCTGCCAATTTTTTCTTCAATTAATTTGTCTCCTACTTTAATTTTTCCTTTAATTGCTTGATTGTCTGATTCAGAAGAAAACAATTTTATAACACAAGATGAATAAAATTTTGTTGCTTGACCGCCAGATGGTTGCTGACTAGTGTACATTGCATTAATGTTATTTCTTGATTGTGAAATTAACACTAAGAGAGTTGGTTTTACTTTATTGTTTGCATAATTTAGCATTTTCCAAGCATTACTAAAGTCACGAGATTCTGCTCCAATTTGTTTTGTATTTTCTAGAGCCTTCATTTCATCTGTATCTTTTTCAAAATAAATTGCTGGTAGCATTGATGTAATAGAGTCAACTACAATTAAATCAACTCCAGCATTCATTAATCCAACACCAACATCAACCATATCGCTAATAGTTCTTGCCTGTGAGTAAATAAGTTTTTCTGGATCTACCCCTAACTGTCTTGCCCAGTCTTCAGAATAAGACATTTCTGAGTCAATCCAAGCACAAATTTTTCCTTTCGCCTGTGCAAGTGCAATCATCTGAAGACACATTGATGACTTTGCAGAAGATTTGCTTCCCCAAATAAGAACTTGCCGACCATATGGAAGTCCACCACCAAGCGCTTTATTAAGACCAAAACTTGGCGTTGGCTGATATTCAAAATTTACACCAACCCCACTGCCCAAACGTTTTCTTAATTTTGGATCTAATTGTGCTAATACATCCTCTATGCTAACCGACATTAATATCCTCCAGAATTATTGTTCCATCTTTTGTTTTACCAAAAGAAAATCTATAAGAATTTCCTTCTTGTACATGCATGTATGCTTTAGGAAATGATGTTGGAAATACAGTGACTGAGTGTAACTCTCTTGATGTATCTGCCAAAGTTAATGATGCCATTTTTTTCCCAGTCTTTGTAATCCTTGGTTTAAAAGAAACTACAAACATTTCGTCTTCTTTATACGGCAATTGTTTATAACTTAAAAATTTAACCAATGCATTTGAAGATCCTTTTATTTCGTCCACAGGAATTGCAGAAACAATCCTATTATCATTACAAAGAACCAAATAAGTGCGACCCGTCTCAATAGTGGTGTTTTCATCATCAAATATGCCCACAGACCCAGTTTTGTCCAAAATTTCAACTCTTGACCATCCTTTTCCTCTTTTAATTGACTTTATCATTCCCATTAAAATAAAAGATCCCTTTTCTTCAAAATCACAAACATCCTGAATAAAGGCATAATAGTGTGATGGAATCGTTATGTTAAATTCTGGAAGATTTAAATATTCATAAATATTTTGCTTAATCTCTTCATCGTTTCTCGGATTGTCTGGAAAAGTTGCTGCGCCAATTAAACGCATTGCTGCTAGTGCACGACTATTAACGCCACTACCCTTTGTAAATGTAAACTCTTCAAGTTCTTTATAAGATTTAAATGGTCTTGCTTGTATATATTTACTTGCAATGTTATTTGATATATATTTTATATTGGTTAATCCAAACCTAATTCCTTTTCCTTCAATTTTAAAATCTAAATCAGAATCATTAATGTGTGGAAGTTTAATAGATATACCCATACGTTTTGCTTCAATTAGATATTCTGTACGACCATCTTTATCTTTTTCATTTTTGAGAAGAGCAAACATAAATTCAAGTGGGTAATAATATTTTAGCCACGCCGTCCAATACGAGAGAGTAGAGTAAGCAACTGCGTGGCTCTTGTTAAACGAGTACCCCGCATGTGCTTCGAAATCATGCCATAGATCACGAGCCTGATTAGGAGTAATATAGGCAGAAGCACCAGCAATAAAACGTTCTTTATAAATGTCAAACTCTTTTGCATCTTTTTTCTTTCCAATAATTTTACGAACTTTGTCAGCATCAGACATTGACATTCCGCCTAAATGAACGCAAGCCTGCATAACCTGTTCTTGATATAGGATACATCCATATGTATCATCGGTAAATTCTTTTAGGACTTGATGAATGTATGACACATTTTGTTTACCATGTTTACGAGCAATATAATCCTTACCAATAGTATTCATGGCTCCTGGACGAACCAAAGCGTTAGAGGCTGCCAGTTCATCAAAATTCTTTACGCCCATTTTAACTAAAAGGTTTGTATATGGCGTTGCTTCACATTGAAATACACCCTTTGTATATCCATCGGAAAGCATTTCATAAACTTTTGAATCTTTCATATCAAGTGACAATAAGTCAATGTCTTTATAGTGATTTTCTTTTATCATGGCAATTGTATCCTGGATTACACTTAAAGTTTTTAAACCAAGAGCATCAATTTTAATAAGACCAATTTTTTCAGCCTCTTCCATATTAACTCCAACAACTGGGATCCTTTCGTCTGATCCAGGAGAAGATCGAGTTTCTAATGGAGCGTATTTAAATATTGGATTTTTACTAGTTACAACTCCAGCAGCATGAATACCAGTTCCCCTAATACGACCACGAAGTTGTTCTCCGTAAACTTCTACTTCTGGATATTTCTCTCTAAACCACTCTGTTGTTTTTGATCTACAAAACTCATCCCAAGTATCAACTAATTTCAAAACCTTATTAACATCTGTTAATGGAATATCTAATATTCTTGCAACATCTCTTACAACACCCTTATCCTTAAACTCTAAAAAAGTTGCAATAGAAGCAACATGCCTATACTGCCTAACTAAATAATCCTTTACTTCATCACGACGTGTGTCTTGAATATCTGTATCAATGTCAGGAAAATCATTGCGTTCTGGATTAATAAAACGGAAAAATAATAAACCATGCTCAATTGGATCAATAGTAGTAATTCCAAGTAGGTAACAAACTAAAGAGCCAGCAGATGATCCACGACCTGGACCTACAAGAATTCCTTCTTTCTTTGCCCAGTTAATCATATTGCTCACTACAAGGAAATATGGTGAAAATTTTTTGTTACGAATAACCTCTAACTCTTCATCAAGCCTTTGCTCATATATATCATTGCCAAGCCAATTACTATTAAGTCTATATTTTTCAAGACCTGCAAATGCTAGGCTTGCTAACTCTTGATCTGGATTTTTATATTGAACTGGAAGAAGGTTTAGTCCATCTTGAATGTTGTAATCTTCTACCGTATCTGCTAATAACAATGTGTTTGAGTATATATCTTCTCTATCAATACCCTGTTTTTGCATATCGGATTTTATTTCTTCATAAGAAAGCAAATGAATATTAAATTTATTAAATGTAATATCACGATCAACACCATAAAGATAATCAAGTCTTTCCATCATATCTTTTTTCTTTTTAGACTTTTCATATGATGACTCTTTATTAATTTTTGCATGTGTATTTAAAAGCAGTTTAAATTCTTGGATTTCTTTTTGAGAAGTATCTGAGTGGTGACAGTCTGGGGTTACTATGGCCTTTATTTTAAATTCATCTGCAAGTTCAAGCAAATAATTATTTATTTCTGCAGTATTGTGTGGCATTACTTCAATATAATAATCACTGCCAAAATTATCTTTAAACCATTTAATATATTTTTTAGCAATAGCAAACTCTTGCTCTTCTAATGCTTTAACTAAAACGCTACTTGGACATGCAGATGTTACTATAATTCCTTCTTTATATTTTTCTAATATTGCAAAATCAAATCTTGGCTTTTTAAAGAATCCATCAGTCCATGAAATTTCACTAATTTTATTTAAATTTTCCAAACCTTTTTGATTCTTGGCTAGAAGGATAATATGATTATAAACAAGATCTTGTTGACCTTCTCTTTCAGACTTATCTCTTTTATCAGATATGTCTGCACACATATATCCCTCTAGGCCTAGAATTGGCTTTACACCTTTTGCTTTTGCAATGCGGTACAGTTCCCGATGCCCAGATAATGTTCCGTGATCCGTGATAGCCAATGCTGGCATACCAAGTTCAACTGCTCGGTCTATATATTCTTCTGGAGTAGCAACACCATCAAACAATGAGTAGTGAGTGTGTACGTGTAAGCCTACGTAACTCATCTTACCAATCTGCGTTGGTTGATGAAGTTATAGATGGAGTATCAAACCCCAAATAGAATGCCTCTTGTTCAGCATAAGGTATTTTCTTTAATGCTAACTCGAGTGGATAAGGTTTAATTTCTGACCAATTAAATGGTTCTGTGTCTGGTGCACCTGGAATGGTTGTATAACTTGTTTCAGTACCTTGGCCATTACGCTTTACCTTCCATACTACATTTGATATGCTACCAGTTTCAAGTGCATACTCACGAATTGTGTTAAATGCTGACTGCTTGCTTACACCCATTGACCAAATAGCCACATATGGTGCTTCAATGCCATCATCAACTAGAACGTTGCAATAAAAACGAAGACGTGCTCGCCAGCCAGCCTTTGGATCTTTTCTATGCATTTCTTCTGCCCAGTCACGACCTTCTGATTCCATTGTGTCTACAGCCTTGCGTCTGTAATCTTTTGGATTTGTATGCTCTTTTACAACTAGAGCAAGACCACGATCTGGATTATAATTTGCTGAGTCTTCGTCTAATTCTTCAATAAAACGAATTTTTGCAGACTGGCCATCAGCAAGTTTTAGCCATCTTACTTTTGGTGAATTTTCATCATATTTTGGTTTATCGAGCAGGGCATTTATATTTTTTAGTCCCTTTACTACGCTCATACTTTTTCTCCTTCGTTTATTATGTTATCTAGATATTTGTTTAAAGGAATTGATAAGTGTTTTTTGCTATCTATTTCTTTAACTATTTCAGTATATCGTACTTCTCCTTGTTTGTCAAGAAAACCTTTTATTTTATCTTTATTATAAAGTTCATTTCCAACATACACAGTAATCCAATTTGACCAACTAAAAATTTTTCCTGGCGTATCAATGAAACTAGATAAAGAAATATCATTTACTCCTTCTTTTAATAACTTAGTTATTGTTTCTGGCATTTTATTGTTTATTGTAAAATTTTTCCAAAAATCTGTATTAGTTTTATTAGTTACATAATGTAAATATAAAAAGTCTAAAATATCTCTGTTTTTAGTTGACATTTTTTGATTATATTTTTGTACTATACTTAAATCTTTATTTATAAGATAAGTCTCAATGTCGTTGTCTAAAAATTTTTCAATTGCTCCTGTTGCATGAAGAATTGCAGTTCCTTCAAGAGGTTCAAAAAATCCTGCAGATAATCCAACAGCCAGGCAGTTTTTTATCCATGGATTAGAATAGTATCCAGATTTAAACTTAAACTTGTTTACAATTTTTACATTTGAACCAAATTTTTTATTAATTTCTGCAATGGCTTGATCTTCTGATAAATATTTAGAATCATAAACATATCCACAGCCCCATCGATGTTGTAATG